GACCGATTTTTGTACTGGCTAATATTTTGTCCGATATGGTTGGTAGGTGTCTTGGATTAGCATTGCACCTAACGGTTCGGGTATTGCCGAAGGCGGCAAAGTATAAGCCTCGATTTCGCAGTATGTGTCCTGCCGCTTTTGGCAATACCATGTTAGCGGTTCGTGGCGGTTAATTAGTAAGAATTAAAATTTTAAAACAATGATAAAAGAAACAGATTTGAGAATTGGCAATGTCATTTACTATCAATCTTCAGAAGATGGGCTACTCCCAAATATAGTTGATTGGCAGGATTTGAAATGGCTGTCTGAAAACCCTGATAGTTTTAATGAAACATTTAAACCTATACCAATTAGCTGGGTAACACTTCTAAAACTTGGATGGGATGAATTTCACGATGGTGGCGACCACATGATATTATCTAAAAATGTAGGCGAATGGGGATTATTTATAATTACTGCTGATGGAACTGGACTGCATTATGAACACAGAAATGCAAGTTGCGGTATTGATATAGAATATTACCACCAGTTAGAAAACATATTTTATTTCACTACTGGAAAATACTTAGATAATCAGTTAGAAGAATTAGAAGTGTCAAAACTTGCAAACGAAATATTAACCAATGGTAGTAATGAAACAGATATGCCATTTTGAACGGTCAGTAGCCATGACCGCTAACGGTAAACGGCTTTGCGTTAGTGCCGTAATTGAAAATTAACGCTCAAAATTTAAACTAAAGTTGGGATGGAAAACGAAAATTCAAAACAAGCACCAAAGCAGGCATTACGCAAAACCGATGTTAGCCGCTTGTTGCATCTTTTAGACCAAATGATTAAGGAAGAAAATGAAGCACTTGGTAAGGCTGGATTTTACAACCAATACACCAGAGAAACACACGCAAATAATAAATACTGCTTGGCTATTGTCAAGTCATTAATTGAAAGACGGTTCGGGCAATAGCGGCTAACGTTGAAGCATTGGCGATGGTTGGGAATTTGAAATACTAATGTTGAATAAAGAAATGAAGTTAAATAGTAGTACATCATTTGAGGGCTTAACGTCAAACCCAACTATTGCCAATGCAGTGTTAGTGGCAGTACGGTTGAGAAATAGAAAAGGCGGTGGCTGTATCTACTTTGATAAGTCGTTAAAAGAAACAAGGCACGGCAGGCATATTTATCATAATAAGTGGTGTGCTGAAATAACAGTAAACAACGTAAGATATAGGCATAGAAGTAAAAGCCGTTCAGCTTGTGAAGAATTTATAAGTGAAATGCAATTAAAACATTCAATTAGGTAAAATAGACGGCAACAAAGGTTTTTCAAAAGTGTTTCTATCGCAGATAAGCCATGTAAAGCAACTAACCCCATGATCTCATTCTCCTTCGACCAGCTACCCCCGGCAGGTGATGTGTGTACGGTCTGTAAACTGCCGATTGAGGGCATCGTTTACCGGCCTTATATCCAGGTAGGAGATCCGGGGGAGGTAGTGTATTTAGAGGAGCGGTATTGTGAGGAGTGTTTTAAACAATTAAATGAAATATAATGCAAAGAGAAATTAAGTTCAGGGCGTGGGATTTAGGTGCAAAACAAATGTACCTACCGGCTGATATATACGGTGACATTCGGGACGAAATAGGCATTAGCCTAAACGGTGATACGCTGTTTTTTTACGAAAGCAGTAACGGGAACCATTGCCCACCATCTTTAAGTACAAGAAGGGCAACAGTAGAATTAATGCAATTCACCGGATTACTTGATAAGAATGGCAAGGAGATATACGAGGGGGATATAGTAGACCTTAAAAACAAAAGTTCGTACAACGGGTTAAAGGTTGTTGTTTGGGATAATATTCTTTTGTGCCATGTATTAGTTTGGGCTAACGAATATAAGAACTGGAAAGGAACGCAATCGGGTACAACATATTTTAAGGTATCAAGCGGCATTAAATGTGTGTTGGCTGGCAACATCTACGAAACCCCCAATCTATTAACCACCCCTGATGGGGGAAAATGAAAAGGTATGAGTAAGGAAATTAAAGACGATCAACAACAAAGTAATAACGATGCGGCAGATAATTATTTGAAAGCAAACATTGAGGATGCTAAAAAGGATCCAGATAAAGCCTTTGACCTTTATAGGGAGTATGTAGGCAAGGCAGAAACAAGAGAGGAACGAATCAGAAGAATAAACCTATTTAGGTCAGGAGGCCACTAACCCCCGTTATCCACACTTTTCGTAACTTCTGAATAACTTGTACTTTCAATATTTACTGAAAGGTTGTATCTTTGGAGGGTGGTGAGTGATTCATTGTAAATACTTGTTTTCCCCCGGTGATCCTGTTTAGTCAGGTGCCGGGGGTTTTTATTTACCACAGTCCGCACCTTTCGGGATTACTACGGTTCGGGTGCGATCAGACAGGCTTAGAACGGGCAGCAGGGCAAAGGCCAACCCCAGGTGTAAAGTGAGAATGGGTAAACCTGCAAGCGGCTGAAAACGCTTTAAAGTAGCTCACAGACCTATCATCATCAGCGGTAGATAGGGACTATGAAAAGGGGGAACTCGTCCGCTCATGGATGACCTACTGATTCAGGTACACATGACAGTCAACCACTGGTTAGGCTATCTGTGTCCCTACTCTTGGAAGAATCTGAACCGCTTTGGATGATATTAATGCAGAAAGTAAGTATAGATAGCATAAGGGAGAATCCAGCAAACCCTCGTGTTATTACTGATCACAAATTTGAGAAGCTGGTAAAGTCTATTAAAGACTTCCCTCAAATGCTGGAATTGAGGCCAATCGTCATAAATGATGATATGGTCGTTTTAGGGGGTAATATGAGGTTGAAAGCCTGTAAAAAGGCTGGTTTGATTGAGGTGCCTATTATTAAGGCCAGTTCTTTGACACCTGAGCAGCAGAAAGAGTTTATCATAAAAGATAACGTAGGCTTTGGGGAGTGGGATTGGGAAATGATTGCAAACCAATGGGATGCAGAACAGGTTACCGATTGGGGATTAGATATACCTGATTTTAAGATTGAGGTAGAAGCGCAGGAAGACGACTACGAAATCCCCGATGAAGTGCAGACCGATATTGTTTTAGGCGATCTGTTTGAGATTGGGGAGCACAGACTTCTTTGCGGGGATTCGACTGATAGCGATGCAGTGGTAAAACTTTTAGACAAAAACGTACCGGATTTGCTTTTAACAGACCCTCCCTATGGTTTGGGCATCGACGGACAAAAAGGGAGCAAAGCTAAAAACCCAAAGCATAACAGAAAGCATCATGAATTCAGAGGGTGGGACAGCGAGAGGCCCGATCAAAGCGCTTTTGATTTTTTGCTCTTGCAGTCTCCCAAAGCGATCATTTGGGGCGGCAATTACTTTTCGGATTTTTTGCCGGCTTCGAGAGGGTGGATATACTGGAATAAAGGGCAAGAAGGACTATCAATGAGCGATGGCGAACTCGCATGGACAACGGAAGATAAACCTCTTCGGTCGATAACCGTAAACAGGGCAGCTTTGAAAGGCAGTGTGCATCCTACACAGAAGCCTGTAAAGGTGATTGAGTTTTGCATAAAATACGCAGGTCTCCCAGATACGATTTTCGATGCCTATTGTGGGTCCGGCACCACAATGGTCGCAGCCCACCAGCTTAACCGGAAATGTTACGGGATGGAACTTGACCCGAAATACTGTCAGGTGATTGTAGACAGAATGAGAAAGTTAGACCCGTCAATCGAAATAAAGCGAAACGGGGTAGTATATGACGGATAATGACATACATAAAAGGGCGATGATTGAGGCTTTAGAAAAGAGCCTAGGCATCGTCACGACCGCCTGTAAATCCGTTGGGATAAGCAGGGAGACGCATTACCGTTGGTTAAGGGAGGACGAACAGTATAAGGATGCCGTTGATGATATTTCCGATGTGGCACTGGACTTTGCAGAAAGCCAGCTACATAAGCAGATACAAAACGGTGAGGTAAGTAGCACAATTTTCTACTTAAAGACTAAGGGTAAAAAGAGGGGCTATGTGGAGCGGCAGGAAGTGGATAACACTCACAAGGGTGGCGTTCAAATAGTATTCGAGAAGGCTAACAATTTTGAGACAAAGTAGGGTTTTATATACCAATGTATTTGAAAGGAACAGGGATGCTTTTGAGTCAGGTAAGTTCAGGGTTATAGCGAATCAGGGTTCAACCCGATCAGGAAAAACCTACTCAATAGCTCAGTTACTAGCTCTTTATATACCGTATTTAGGAAAGACTTCGATCAGCATTGTTTCGCCATCGCTACCCCACTTGAAACGGGGTGCAAGGCGGGACTTTTTGCAGATACTGGAAGATGTGGGGTTGTACTCGGATAACGACTTCAATAAGACTGATAATATCTACCAATACGAAAACGGTAGTTATGTCGAGTTTTTCGGGGCTGAAGAACCGGGGAAGGTCAGGGGGCCAGGCCGGGACATTCTTTACGTTAACGAGGCAAACCTTCTGCCCTTTTCTGTTTACACACAGCTTGCGCTCAGAACCAGGGGAACGATCTTTTTAGACTTCAACCCGGTTGATGAAGCTAGTTGGGTTTACGATGTAGCGGATAAAGAAGGAAACACCCTTATCCATTCAACGTATAAGGATAACCCATTCTTACCGGCTGAACAGGTGGAAGAAATAGAAGGACTGCAACACGCTGATGAAAACCTTTGGAAGGTGTTCGGGCTAGGGTTAAGGGGATCCAGTACTGAGATTATTTACACCCATTGGAAGATGGCGAATTTCCCGGATGACTGTGAAGTGGTTTATGGGGTGGATTTCGGGTTTAACGTGCCATCGTCGGTTATCAGGATAGGTTTTAAAGAGGGTGCCTGTTATGTAGATGAAGTTCTTTACGAAACTAAGCTAACCACTAACGATCTGATTGAGCGGCTTAAATCGGCTGGTATTGAGCGACACGCTGAGTTATTCTGTGATAATGCAGAACCAAAGACGATTGAGGAAATAACAAGGGCAGGATTTAACGCTAAACCGGCTGAAAAAGATGTTTATGCCGGGATACAAAAAGTGAAGTCAATGCCGCTGTATATAACGCAATCCAGTAGCAACCTGATAAAAGAGATTAAGAGCTATAAATGGAAGCTGGATAAAGACGGTAAGGTACACCCGGACGAGGTACCGGTAAAGTTTAACGATCACGCAATGGACGCAATGAGATACGGGATTTATACAAAGTTGAATAGGCCGCAGATAGACATAAACGCAATACTGAGGATGAATAGTTGATGGGATTATTTGATTTTAATATAAGGAGTTTATTCAGGCGGTCTGGCAAAAATCAGGTCAGCAGTTCTTTGATAAACATTGGTAACACCGAAGTTTACACCCCTATCAGTAACAGCGATGCTATTGAGAAGGGGTTTAATACCAACGCAGCGGTTTACTCCATTGTGATGAAAGCCGCTAGTAAATTCGGCATGGTTCCCCGCTATGTGTATGACGCATCGACATCAGAGGAAAAGAGTTACAAGGTAAAGGCGGTAAGATCGCTTTATTCTAAGAACAAGGATCTGGTAAAGCTGCTTAACCGGCCTAACGAATACGAATCACAGGACGAGTTTTTAACTAAGGTAGCGGCTAGTTATATCGCAGCGGGTGAGGCTTTTGTTTGGCTGAACCGGGGCGATGTAGGTGAAATGGATAGCGAGGCAATGGCTAAGAAGCCTGTGCTTGAAATGTATGCTATGCCGGTTTCGCACATGGTTGTAGTACCAGACCCTGAAAATATTTGGGGTGTTCTGGATTATGCTTTAGAGGTAAACGGTAGGAAGATCAGGTTAGGCAAGGCGAATGTTATTCACTGGAAATCTACTAACCTGAAGTTCGACCCAAGTTCAAGAGCGCATTTAAGGGGTATGACCCCGCTGGAACCTGGGGCAGATACGGTACAGCAGTATGAGGACGCTACAAAGGCATCGGTTAGAATGTACCAGAATGACGGGGCGAAGGGGGTGATCTTCAATGAAACGCTTAATACCTTATCACCTAGTCAGGAAAGCGACCTGAGGGGTGTTATCAATAAGAAGATTAACAACAACGATATAAAGGGAGCGGTTGCGCTGTTGCTTGGCAAATGGTCTTATCTGGACTTAGGCAAAAGCAATACCGACTTAGGGTTGCTGGATGGTAAGAAAATGACATGGAAGGAACTGTGTTTTTTATTCGGTGTTCCTTATGCCTATTTCAACCCGGAAATACCTTACGCAGATCAGAATAAGGCAGGGATTGACTTCGTTAGCAATACCATCATCCCGCTGTGTAAAAAGTTTGATGGCGAGTTGAACCGGGTGCTGCTGATGGGGTTTGGATTAGAAAACGCTGCCTTTATCGGGTCAGATTTTAGCGATCTGCCGGAGGTTAAGCAGATGAACTACGAAGTCGCTGAAAGGCTTAGCAAGCTGTGGGCGGCGACACCGGATGAAGTAAG